TTGGCGGCGTGCAGCGCCGACGACGTGCGCCCGCTGACGGACTTTGTTTCCGTGGAGGACCCGGAGGACGTGGAGTACAATGTACGCCTTACCTTCTACACGCAGGAGGGAGCCGCAATCAGCGGCGAGGCCCTGGAGGCGGCGGTGCGCGACAAGGTGGAGCAATACACGGCCTGGCAATGCGCAAAGCTGGGGCGGGACATCAACCCGTCGCGGCTTATCGCTATGCTGATGGAGACGGGTATTAAGCGAGTAGACGTTGAGGAACCAGCCTTTACTTCCCTGAAAGACGGGAGTGGGACGGACGCGCCGCAGCTTGCCCGGCTGGCCGGTCCCCCGGCAATCATCAACGGAGGGTACGAGGATGAATGATTCCGAGCTGGGCATTACCAGGGAAAATCTTCTGCTTATCGTACCCCCTGCACTGACCCATGACCCGGCTATGATGGCGCGTGCGGCGGCGGACGCCGAGGCGCTGACGGCACGGCTGGCGGAAATCGACCAGGTGCGCGTTATCTCCAATATCGACGGCCTGAATGAAACCGTGCTGGATATTCTGGCGCGGGACTTCAAGGTGGATTGGTGGGACCCGGAGTACAGCGTCGAAGAGAAGCGACGGACCCTGAAAGGGAGCTGGCGGGTACATAAGACCTTGGGGACCAAGGCGGCGGTGGAGACGGCTATCCGGGCCATTTACCCGCTGACCACCGTGGAAGAGTGGTTCGAGTACGGCGGGGAGCCGTATCACTTCCGGCTGAACATCGACATCACCAGCGATTCCGGGGACCGGGTGCGCCAACGGCGGGTGCTGGAGCGGCTGAACTATTACAAATCCCTGCGGTCACACAACGACGGTGTGCGATATTTCCTGGTGCCGGAAAAGTCTTGGGCTGTGGCCGGGGGAATGTTCACTGGGAGCCGGGAGGTGGACCGGGCAGAAATCGCCGTGCCGCCGCTGAAAAAGCCGGGCGGTGAGTTTTTCGCCGCTGCGGGCGGCGCTCTGGCCGGGACACGGAGCGAGGACCACGCGGAAATCACCCTGCCGGAGCTGGTAAAGCCGGGTGGAAAGAAGGCCCTTCTGACCGGCGGCATATTCACCGGGAGCCGGGAGGTGGACCGGGCAAGCGTCGAGATACCGCCACTGAAAAAGCCGGGGGCTGGCGCTGTGCTGACCACCGGCGTCAGGTTCACGGGATACCGGCGGAGGATAAACACCACCGTATCCGTGCCGCCTCTCACCAGGCCGCAGGGCGCAGGGGAGCGGGCGGCGGCAAGCGGCTGCATCGGGAGCATCGAACGGGCGACGGTGAAGCTGGACGCAAGCCGGGTGCAGAAGCCAACCGGAAGGGGCGCTGCGGCTGGGACGGCTGGGGTTTTCCACAGCTATCAACGCATGAGTGTATATATTCCAACAACAATTTCAGGGAGGTAAAAAGCTATGGCGCACTGGAAAGACACAGCCGTCACAAACGAGGGTGTGGAAATGCTCAACGAGTGGATGGCGGGGAGGAACATCAAGGTCGTGGCCGCATACGGCGGAACGGGGACGGTGGACCCGGAACTGCTGGAGGAACAGACCGGGCTTGTGGATATGCGGCAGGAGCTTTATATCCTGGGGGAAGAGAATGACCCGAAGGGTAAAACGGTTCAGTTGCAGGTACACAACGCCGAGGTGATGGAGGAATACGAGCTGAACCAGGTGGGCGTATTCGCTGCCTTGGACGTGAAGGACACGGATTCGCCGCAGGAAATCCGGGAAAGGATGAAGCTGCTCTTCATCATGCAGGACGGAAAGGGCGTCAGCATCCCGTCGGCCATGGAAGCAAGTTTCCTCCTGGAGCTGTACTGCAAAATCGGCATTACGAACAACGGGCGGTTTGAGGTATCCATATCCGCCGCAGGTATCGTGACTGCCGCCTATCTGCGGGAGGCGCTGGAGCGGACCATTGCCGCCCACAACGCAGACCCAGGCGCACATAACAGTCTGGCGGCGCGGATGCTGGCAATCGAAACCGCGATGAACGGGAGCGGGACCATCATCCGGGCGGGCGACCCGACCGTGGAGACGGTGGGCCAGAAGGGCCAGCACTACATCAACACCGATAGCGGCACGGAATTTGAGTGCGTCGAGGTCAACGAGGACGGCTATATCTGGAATCCGGTGGAGGATGGAAAATCCGTCCGCGACCTGCTGGGGGCGCTGGGAAACGCGGAAACCACCCTGGCCGACGTGGATGCCCGGCTGGGCCTGCTGGAGCTGATGTACCGCACGCAGGTCAACGGCAACCCGTTTACGGTGTCCTTCTCCGATATGTCCGGTCTGGTGGTGACGGGCGTATGGAACGAAACATTGAAGCGGGTGGAGTTCTGATGAACGATGTGCGGGAATTTTCCGTACCGACCGCGCAACTGTCCTGCCTGATTGGCAATCTGTTTGCCGAGCTGGAGCCGCCCTGCGCCGAGCCGGACGAGCCGGAGACGCTGACGCTGTGCGGGAAAGCGCCGAGCGGGCGGGAAGCTATGCTTTTTGTCTACCAGGAGCATTGCCTTTTCGTGGGCGACCCGGAGGACCTGGACGCGGCGCGGAACGGGCGGTGCCCTGACCGGAGGTGCGGGCGTGGCTGAAAAGGAGTATGTACTCGGCAACAAGGCGAAAGACCTATACCAATTTACCAGGCAGGCAACGAAGCCGGGGCCGGACGACAAGGTAGAGGCCAAGGACGCTGCAAAGGTCATGCGGACCATTGCAAAAGCAAAGACTATAGAGGAAATGCGGGATATGCTGAACGCCACGGCGGACCGGCTGGACAACCGGCGGAAGCGCCCGTTCTTCCCGAAGAGCGAAACATTTGGCATGATTAAGGACCTGCGGAGCGGAGCAAGGGCTATCATCAAGGGCGTGTATGCGGCCAATGAAACACGGTTCAATGAGCGCCCAGAGGAACGTCTGCGGGAAATCAAGGCCGTTATAGACGAGTGTAATCTAATGCTCCAGCTTGTGGAGCTGGCGCACGACCTGGGCTACACCGACATGAAGCGCATGGGCGTCTGGACGAAGAGGATTCTGGACGTGAAGCATATGTGCCTTGCGTGGATGAAGAAGGACGGCGAGCGCGCCAAGGCGATTTTAGCCAAGCGTGAGCGGGACAACTGCGAAATGCTGGTGGTCCTGGTGCGCGAAATCCTGGCGGCGGAGACGCCGCGACCAAGCTAAGATACAACGCGGAGGCATCCGCGAGGTATTGGGGTATGACCTATTACCGCCACCAACTGGTGGCTCCGCTCCCCGAACACCAACAGCGCGACCAACGCTTGGAACGTGAATTCCAACGGCAATGCCAACAACAACAACTGTTCCAACACTTGGGGGGTCCGGCCCGCTCTGATGGATTATGCCAGACCAAGTAGGCGAAAGCCGAACGCAGCGCCCCATCATCAAAGGAGGTCATATCCCGTCCGCGTCGGCGCAAGCTCCGTATCGTTCGCCTCGCCCTAACGGGCAAGGCTCATTCACTACGCTGCGCCTCCTTTCCGGCCAGCACCCGCTTACGCTGGGCTGCTGGCCGGTTTGGGGCGGCGATACAAGGCTTTGCGCGGGGTACGGATAAACACATGGCGCTGACGCTGACCGCCGTTTGAGCCGCCAGCTACCAGCAGCGCCCGATAAGTGAGAAGGGACCCGGCGTTGAAGCCGGGTCCTGCTATTCCTGGGGGAACGCATGAATTACCAGGAGCTTTGCTCTTTTGAGGTGCTATATGCAGCCTATAAAACCGCGAGAGTGGGAAAGAGAAGTAAGCAGGGGACCGCCCAGTATGAGGCGAACGCCCTGGCCTGCACGGAGCGCCTTTCCTATATCCTCGCCAACAAGACCTATGTACCAAGCAAGTTTGAAACCTTCTATGTCTACGAGCCGAAGAAAAGGCTGGTGCAGGCACCGGCTTTTGTGGACAAGGTGGTACAACACGCGCTGGTTGACAACATCCTGTACGACGCAATCACACACAGTTTTATTCAGGATAGTTTCGCGTCTCAGGTGTGGAAGGGGATGCACGTCGGCCTGGACCGCCTGCGGGAACAGATGCAGGAATACTACCAGAGACGCAAGGGACGGGACGAGGCCGCACGCCGCGCCGCCGGTCTGCCGTACAGACCAAGGGAAGAATGGGACTATGCGAGCGGGTGGATTCTGAAAGCGGACGTTCACCACTTTTTCGCCAGCATCGACCACGACATCTTGAAGAAGAAACTGCGTCGGCGGGTAGTGGACGACCAGGTATTTGAATTGATGTGTACCTACATCGACAGCACCGAGGGCCTGCCGCTGGGCTATCAGACGAGCCAGCTTCTCGCGCTCATGTACCTGGACGAGTTTGACCACTGGGTAAAGGAGACGCTTCACGCCAAATACTACGGGCGGTACATGGACGACTTCTACATTATCCATGAGGACAAGGCGTACTTGCAGCAATGCCTTGACCAAATCGAGCAGAAAATACACGGGCTGAAATTGGAACTGAACGGGAAAACCGCTATCTTCCCGCTGAAAAACGGCATCAATTTTTTAGGCTTCCATACCTACCTCGACGGCGGCGGCGCGGTGATTATGAAACTGCGCCGGGACAGCATCGACCGTATGAAAGCCCGCGTCCGGGCGTGGCGGAAGGACTACCCGGCGGGAACTGTAAGCCGGGATAAAATCGTTACATCCTGGAGGGCGTGGGATGCCCACGCCTCCCACGGCGACACCTACCGTCTGCGGCAGAAAATCGCCGCCCAGGTGTCGGAAATCGTGGGCATGACGCTGACAGCCAGAAAGCCAATCCGAAAATCCAAGACCAGCGAAGCGAAGAAGTTAATCCAGAAAATGCGGAGGCAGGGGAAGATAAAGCCCAAGCCGCCGCCGGAGGTTCCTGCGGGTTTTCCGTGGTGAGCCTTATTTTTATATCCATAAGGAGGACACACAATGGCAACTGTACAACTCGGCACGAAAGCGGTAGGCAGTATTGTCAAGCTGAAAGAAAACGGGGCGCTGGTGGATTACATCGTCGTCCACCAGGGCAAGCCCTCCAGCCTTTACGACGCCTCCTGCGACGGGACCTGGCTGCTGCGCAAGGACATCTTTGAAACCCGCCAGTGGCACAGCTCCAACGTCAACGACTACGCCAACAGCACCATCAAGGCGTACCTGAACAGCACCTTCCTTGCCCGGTTCGACGCAAATATCCAGGCGCAAATCAAGCAGGTCAAAATTCCATACCGCCACGGAAGCGGCACAAGCCAGACCGTCACCAGCGGGGCTAATGGACTTTCCTGCAAAATCTTCCTGCTGTCCGACCGCGAGGTTGGTTATACGCAGAGCAATGTCAACAGCTACATCGTAAACGACGGCGCGAAGCTGGATTACTTCAAGGACGGAAACGGCACCAGCGAGAAGATTGCCAAACTCAACGGGTCCGCCGCCGGCTGGTGGCTCCGCTCCCCGTACGCCAGCAGCGCGGCCAACGCTTGGCTCGTGAATTCCAACGGCGGTGCCAACTACAACGGCTGTTCCAGCGCTTGGGGGGTCCGGCCCGCTTTGATACTTCCCTCTTCCCTCTTGACCTCTGACGACGGCTCCGTTAATACGAACACGGCCCCGACAACGCCCGCGAGCATCAACATCCCCAGCAGCGTAGAGGGCGGAAAGAGCATCGAAGTATCGTGGAGCGCGGCCACCGACAAGGAAAATAATCTGGAGGGTTATGTGGTGGAGCGGTCCACCGACGGCGGCGGAACGTGGACCCAGGTTTACCAGGGCAGCGCGACCAAGACGACCAACACCGTACCGGCGGGGAGCGCGACGGTAATGTACCGGGTAAAGGCTTACGACAGCGAGGGGCTTTACAGCAGTTACCGGAACAGCGCCCAAGTGAGCGTATTTAATAATACCGCCCCCGGTGCGCCCGGCGGAATCACGGTGCCGGAAAATGTGCTGGGCGGCGCGGAGCTGACCGTGACGTGGAGCGCCGCCAGCGACGCGGACGGAAACCTGACCGGCTATGAGCTGGAGCGGCAGGTGGACGGCGGCGACTGGGCGCAGGTCTACAAGGGCGCGGACACCAGCTACACGGACACCATTACGCGGGGCTGGGCCAGCGTCAACTACCGGGTCCGGGCATACGACGCCTACAACGCATACAGCGGCTATGCCACGGGGACGGCCCAGCCGGTAAACAACAACCGCGCCCCCACTGTCACCTGCGACACGGCGAACGGGACCGACCTGGGGAAGAAGAACGCGGGCTTCTCCATCGCCTACAGCGTGGGAGACGAGGACGGCGACCCCGTGACCGTGACAGAGGCTATCGACGGCGTGACGCTGCGCACGTTCTCCGCCAACCTGGGCGGGAACAACACCTTTGCCGTAACCGGTGACACGTTCTTTAAGCTGTTGAACGGGGCGCACACCCTGACCGCCAGCGCCACCGACGGGCAGGCCACCACGACCCACAAGCTGACCTTTACCAAGGAGGTCACGGAGGCGACAATCACCCTGGCCGAGCCGATGGCGGCAGACGACAAAATCACCATCTGCGTACTGTCCGTCGCGGGGGACATCCCCGCCGACGCGGAGTACAAGGTGGAGGTCACAAACAACGGCAACGACGACGCGCCGGTGTGGGAGGACTGCACGATGGAGGTCCGCAACGGTGGCAACCATGTCTTTGAAAACGAAACCGCCGCCAAGGGCTTTGCCTTTAACTTCCGCGTGAGCGCGAAGCGGGGACCGTCCGGCCAGGGCGGCTACATCAGTTCTGTGCAAGGAGGGTTCCAGTAATGGTCAAGAGACGGCAGGATTCCATTAAGGAAATGAACAAGCGCAAGAGCAACGAGCAGCTTGCCGCTGAGAACGCCGCGCTGCGGGAGCAGGTGGCGGACTTGCAGACGCAGGTTGCGGAACAGGCGGACGCCTTGATTGAGCTGGCCGCTATGGTCAGCGGGGAGGGCTGAAACTATGGCTAAAATCTACTACCGGAAAATCAAGGGCGGCGATATGAGCATCGACCAGGTGCCGGGCCGCTGGAAGGACGCGGTGCTGGAACTGCTGGAAGCGGACCAGGACAAGGAGTAACCAAAACAGGCCCGCCCCCGCAAAGGAGGGCGGGCCTACACATCAAAGGCAAGAGGTGAACGATTGTGGAAGTGACAATCAACGCGGAAACTCTTATCACAATCTCGGCGGTACTGGCCGCGCTGGGCGGCATCGGCGGGGTGGTGGTGTGGTGCATCAAGTTTGTGGACCGGCAGAAGAAGCAGGACAAGGAGCTTGCCGCCATCCGCAAGGAGCAGACGCTTATCTGCTATGGGGTTCTGGCCTGCTTGAAGGGGCTGAAAGAACAAGGGTGCAACGGACCAGTGACCGCCGCGCTGGACAAGCTGGAAAAGCATCTGAACCAAGCGGCCCATGAAGAGGAAGAGTAGGTGCCGCCATGAAGATTGTGGTTGTCGCCGCCTGCGCCCTGGTGGTGGGTATCGCCCTGGGCATCGTGTTCAGCGCGGCGACCATCCGGCATCTGCGCCGCCGGGTGAAGGAGCTGCGGGAAATCATCAAGGAGGGCCTGCCGCCGGAGAGGCCGGAGACAATGAAGCGGTTTGTGTGGGCCTGCGTCATAAACGGCTTTGCCTGGGTGTGGTGCAGCTACATCCTGGCCGCGCTGGACAAGGTGCAAATCGCGGAAGAGCTGTCGAAGGTTGCTCTTGCTGAAATCATCGTGCCGGTGGCGGTCTACGCATTTAAGTCCGGCGTGGAAAATTTGAGCAAAAATAACCGCTGGCCGGACAAGGGAGACACGCCGGAAGCGGAGCCGGAGGACACGGACCCGCCAGGCATGGGATAACGGAAAAGGAGCGTTTACAAATGCTGACCGGAAAAACCAATGAGGAAAGAATCTGGAACTACCTGACGGCGGCGGGTATGACCGCCTGCGGCGCGGCGGGGCTGATGGGTAATCTCTACGCGGAAAGCGGGCTGATTCCTACCAACCTCCAGAACACCTACGAAAAGAAGCTGGGGTACACGGACGCCACCTACACGGCGGCAGTAGACAGCGGGGCCTATGCCAACTTTGCCAAGGACGGGGCCGGGTATGGGCTGGCTCAGTGGACCTATCACACCCGCAAGGCCGCGCTGCTGGCCTTTGCCAAGGCGGCGGGGAAGTCCGTGGGGGACCTGGAGACACAGCTTGCTTTTCTGGTACATGAACTGCGCGAGAGTTACAAGCTCGTGCATTATGTGCTGGTGACGGCAACCGATGTCAAGACCGCATCGAATGTGGTCCTGCTCCAGTTTGAGCGGCCCGCCAACCAGGGGGAGGCGGTAATGCAGAAGCGGGCGCAGTATGGGCAGGTCTACTATGACAGGTACGCGAAAGGAGACGCTATGACGGAACAGGAAATGCGGGCAAAGGTCGTGTCGATTGCGCAGAGCTACATCGGATGCAATGAGCGCGACGGGAGCCACAAGAAAATCATCGACCTCTACAACAGCCACAAGCCCCTCGCCAGAGGCTACGCCGTGAAATACACTGACGCATGGTGCAGCACATTTGCCAGCGCCGTTGCCATCCAGGCGGGGCTTACCGGCATCATTCCGACGGAATGCGGGTGCCAGAAGCATATCGAGCTTTTCAAAAAGCTGGGGAGCTGGCAGGAGAACGACGCCCATGTGCCGTCCCCCGGCGACTACATCTTTTACGACTGGCAGGACAGCGGCGTGGGAGACAACAAAGGCGCGGCGGACCATGTTGGCATTGTGGAAAAGGTTGCCAGAAACACCATCACGGTCATTGAGGGCAACTACTCCAACGCCGTGAAGCGGCGGACGCTGGCGGTCAATGGCCGGTATATCCGGGGTTACGGCGTGCCGAAGTACGGAGACGGCGCAACCGATATGGAAGCGGCAATCGACAAGCTGGCGAGGCTGGGGGTTATCAATTCCCCGGACTACTGGAAGCAGGCAGCGAAGAGCGGGGCGGTGAAGTACCTGGACGCGCTACTGGTCAAAGCGGCGGCGAAAATCGAAAAGGCCGGGACGCGCTCCAGCACGCCGGAGAACGGCATCGGCTCCCTGGTGAGCGCCGGGGTTATCGACACGCCGGAATACTGGGCGGAACACTACCGGGACTATCCCAGCCTGGGAGCGCTGCTGTGCGCCCTGGGCGGGGCAGTCAAATAATTTTGGGAGGAAACTATCATGCAGGAATTTTTGAAGGACATTCTTTTCGCCGTTATCACGGCGGCGGTCCCCGTGCTGACGGCCTACCTTGTCGTGCTTATCCGCAAGGTGGGCGAGAACGCGGCGGCAAACACCGAGAGCGTCAAGGCCAAGACCTACATCATGGAGGCGGCGGAGGCCATTGCCGCTGCTGTGGCCGCGACCAATCAGACCTATGTAGACGCACTGAAAGGTGCCGGGAAGTTTGACGCAGAGGCGCAGAAGCAGGCCGCGCAAAAGGCGCTGGCCGCTTGCCTCCGGTCTATCAGCCCGGCGGCGCAGCGGTTTATTGAATCCGCATACGGAGACATCCGGGAATATCTGACCACCCGGATTGAGGCGGAGGTACGGAAGCAGAAGGGCGAAGCCGCGCTGGCACTGTCCGTGCCGGTGTTCGGTGAGCTGGTCAGCACCGTGGAAACCACGGTGGAGGAAACGGAAGAGTAGACCAATTCGGTCAAGAAAATCCCCCGGCGGCGGGTCCTTTGCGGGCCTGCTGCCGGGGGATTTTTTGCGTTCTGCTTCAATCAATCGTTTCCAGGAAGTTGTCTTTTTTCGTGCTTGTCTTGTGGCAATGTGGACATTTGCAGGTAAGGTCCTTTGTGGGGACTGTTACGGAGTTTCCGCAATACGGACACACGCCGTTTTGCGCGTCCTTGAATTGCTCGACACCGGCAAGAATCATCATCGCGCTAATAACAAGACCTAAAACGCCAACGGGCAGCAGGACCACGCAAAGTAAAAGACTACCCAAAACCATCACCATTCCGCCAGTGCATAGGAATACGCCGGATGCTCGCGAGGGCTTCTTTTCGGTCAGCGGGGTGCGCTTGATTTGGTTTACGGCTGCTTCCCGTATAGCGTAGCCACAATGCGGACAGGACCGCGCCGCGTCGGAAATCTCTTTGCCACATTCGGGGCAGGAAATCAACGCCATATAAATCACATCCTTTGATTTATTTTAGGTTTTTATGGAGTATTACCATGATAGCCTCTATTTATGGCAATGTCAAGTAGACAACTGAATATTACCATACCAGATTCGGGAATGATTCTGATGAAATCCATTGAGTATTACCATGGAGCGGAGCGGAAAGTATGGTAATGTTTAATAAAATACGGAATATTGCCATGAAATGGAGGGGACGCGGTGAAGAAATTTCAATTCGAGGGAAAGGGCAACGTGTCCGGCGACCGTATCAGAGAGCTGAGGCTAAAGGCGAGACTGTCACAAGCGGCCCTTGCCGCGAAGATGCAGACCGAGGGCGTGATTGCGGAGCAGGATGTAATCAGCCGGATTGAAAGCGGGTCCCGCCTGGTGACGGACTATGAGATTCTGGTGCTGACCAGGATTTTCAACGTGTCCGCAGATTGGATTATCGGAACAGGGCGAGAAACACAACCAGGCTGAATAGAATAGGAAAAATTTTTGCCGTAGGCTTTTTAGCCTACGGCAATAGTTATTTTGGAACGTCCGCTCTATTGACTTTCTATGTTATTCTGCGTTAATATCCCCCCAAAAAGCAAGGGGGCACTCCACTATGAGCAGCGAAAAGGGACGCACATTCTCACATCTGCAATGGAAAGACCGGCTTAGAATTGAAAAAATGTTAAAGGAGAAGAAGAGCAAAGCGGAAATAGCGCGCACTCTCCGAGTAGACTATACAACAATAATGCGGGAAATCAAGAGGGGCCTGACTGTCCAGAGGGACACTAACCTTGTGGACAGGCTGGTGTACTGCGCGGAGACAGCGGAGCGGAAGTATCAGGAGAATTTGCGGGCAAAGGGGCCGGACATCAAACTGGGGAACGACCACGAGCTGGCGAACTACATCGAGGGGAAAATCGCGGATGATGGATACTCCCCGGAAGCGGCCCTGCACAAAATCAAGGAGGACGGCTTGACCTTCTCCGTGACCCTATCTAAGTGGACCGTGTATAAGTACATCAACGACGGGGTATTTCTGCGAGTGACCAACAAGAGCCTGCCGATGGGCGGGAAGAAAAAGACAGAGTACAAGAAGGTACAGGCGGCAAGGGCACCAAAGGGCGAGAGCATCGAGGACAGGCCGGAGGAAGTGGGGACACGGGAAGAGCCGTTTCACTGGGAAATGGATTCCGTGCTGTCTGCCAAGGAGGGCGGGAGCAAGAAGCGGTTCCTGACCATGACGGAAAGAACGTCGCGGGCGGACCTTATGTTTCTTATGCCGGACGGGACAATGGCAAGCGTGGTGGCAGTCCTGGATACGCTGGAAAAGAAGCTGGGAAGTTTCAACTTCCGGCGGATATTCCAGACTATCACCGTGGACAACGGAAGCGAGTTTCAGGACTGGGAGGGAATGACGCGGGCCGTGGACGGCGAAGGGGACCGGACACATATCTACTACTGCCACCCTTATAGTGCCTACGAACGAGGGAGCAACGAGAACGGAAACCGCATGATTCGGCGGAAGGTCCCGAAGGGGACGGACTTCACCGGGATAACGGAGGACGACACGCTGCGGGTCCAGAGGTGGGTAAACGAATACCCGCGCGGCATCCTTGGGGGAAGGTGTGCCGGGCGGGTGCTGATGGAGCTTGCCCAGGAGGCGGGAGTTGAGGGGGTGGAACTGCTATTGTAAATAATGCACAAAAAATAATTTTATATTTTTCTGCATTTAACCCTTGACATTTTCCTCGGATCAGTTTCAAAAATTTATGTATACTTTTGGGAAAAGCTGTGTTATACTATATCAAATGGTTCCTCGCGCGGGTCCCGCGCGGAGCGCCTCCCTTGTTTTTTCCAGGCCGCTGCGGGCGGTCCTGCGTTAAAAATATTTCGTACCCGCGTTCCCGGCCAGCCGCTCCATGACGGCTGCCGCGGAAGGACGGTACGCGAAAAGCGATCCCATACAAAACGGGCAGCGGCCCCCGGGCGACCCACGATGTGAGGTGCGGTCAGAAAAACGGGGGCTCTTCCCGTCTGTTCGTGTTGCGCTTTTCTCCCATTCACTTACATCAAACGAACAAAAAGGAGACATTTATTTTGGCTGAAAAAATGAAGATCATTCCCCTTGGCGGCCTCAACGAGGTTGGTAAGAACATGACCGTTTACGAACACGGCGGCGAGATCATCGTGGTAGACTGCGGCATGGGGTTCCCCGACGGGGACATGTACGGCATCGACCTGGTGATCCCCGACGTGACCTACCTGGTGAAGAACCGGAACCGCATCCGGGGCCTTTTCATCACCCACGGGCACGAGGACCACATCGGCGCCATCCCCTATATCCTCAAACAGGTGAACATGCCTGTGTACTGCACCCGGCTCACCGCCGGGCTCATCAAGCTGAAGCTGGAGGAGCACGGGCTGACCAAGCAGACCAAGCTCATCACCGTGGAGGCCGGCGAGATGATCCGGGTGGGCAAGTTCTACGTGGAGTTCATC